TTATATGATTTCGAACCATGAAAGATCTGTATAACCTTGTGTGTTATTTGTCGTAGGAACCAGTACGAGAACAAATGTATCGCTTACTCCCAGTTGAGTTCTTCCTATTTGAAAATTAAAATCATTTATGCTAGATACATCCAAGGTTCCGCTGCTACTTATATATCCACCGATAATATCAGTCCCACCAGTAACCCCTGTAGCCGTAATATTATATTGAACATTTCCATTGAAATGTGTTGTCCAAGTGTTTCCCGTTAAAGTTGGATTTAATAAAATTCTATATTGCACTACTAATGGTTTGTTATTTGTTCCCGGCTCTATTGCCACACTAATATTTGACGGCACAATAATACTATCCAATCTATCGGGGGCCATTCGTATTGCAATTAGTGGATATTGAGTTCCTGCTGTTGTTAAAGTATGGGGTGTAGTTCCACTGTGGGTTACGTTGTATCTTCTGCTGAATCCTTCATAACCAGCTTCAGATAATATTGTTGAACATATTTGTCTTAATGTACTGCTTCCCGTTTGACCAGATGTATTTTCAATTTCATATCTCAAGGGAAGGCATGCTGTAGTCATATAAGTTGTTGAATTTTTATTCGTATTGTAGAATGTATGTGCAACAACGGGTCTTCCATCAACAAAAAATCCAGTTCTTACATCACCAACACCCAACCATTCAATGTCCATCCAAAAAATATTTCCTTTTGTTACATCCAAAGTGACACCAGAAGGACCAGATCCATTGAACCGATCACCATTCCAGTTTGATTGTGTTACCGTCTGTGTCGTATTTAAGGAACCTGAAGCCAAGCAAATGGATAAAGTAAGACCATCTTGTTGCACATATACACCGTTATATGGGGTTGCTGCTGTAAACCCACCAGTAACTCCAAAGTAACCAACTCTTTGTCTTAAACCATTTTTTGGTTGAGACATTGCAAAGGTGTTTATAATTGTAAGAGATTTTCCAGGTTGATATGGAAATACTTTTTTAGTTTCGGAATAAACCTTTGATCCGACTGTCAAACCAGAAGTCAAGGATACGGTGCTTTCAGTTACATTGTAAGAATAAGTTCCTCCGGTTGCGCTTCTATAATCCCACTTATCACTTACCTGATATCGTTGCTGGCTATCAAATAATGTGAATGGATTGGAAACCTTTAGACGATTGAATGCATCTACCGCTGTTCCCTTGAATTCGATTTGATTGTTGAATAGGTATGACATTATATTATTCTCCATCCATTTCTGTAAATGAAATGTAAGCCCCCGTTGTTTATGTTCAATATTGCAGAAGATTGATTATCAATTGTCTGTGATGAGGTGGCACCAACAATTGTTATATATCTGCTTGCTCCACTTCCCGCATTACCAGATTCATCCTTTACAATAATATGTCTTCCTGTTTCTGGATTCAGTGGTAATGTAACGGTAACAGGACCTGCGTAACTAACTCCGATATAATAATCAAGAGGTGTTGCTGAATATGTGGAACCAGTTACGGAAGTCGTGGCAAGAATAGATGTTCCACCACCAACAATTGTTGATGTGTTTGTCGGTTGAACCCACTGAGAACTATTTCCATCATTGATGTAAACATATTCAATACCATTGTCAGAATCCATCCACCTATCGCCTTGAGTTATTCCGGAAGGGGATGTAGCTTGATAATAAAATTTATTTGGTGCTGATGATTGTGTTGATCCATCAGCGAATGCTATGAAAGCTCCGCTTGTAGTTCCTATCACCAATCCTTTTGGAACTTCAAGGTTTTGTGTGGTTAAATTTATTTTAAAATTTGCTTGTGCTGCAAATTTTGATGTTGTGGGATCTCTATATTGAACTGCACCAGGAACAGATTTTGCGGTATCAACTACATCAATTTTTAAAACACCAGTTCCACCAGAAGGATCTATTGATAAACTTCCATTTGGAGAAGTTATAGATTGAACATAATCACCAACTGGTCCTGTTGGGCCTGGGATACCAGTAGCACCTTGAGGACCAGTGGCACCTTGGGCACCAGTGGGGCCTTGAGAACCACCACCACCTCCACCACCACATAATCCACTTAAATCAATATCAACATTTTTTCTTCTTCTTGTGATAGTGATTCCAGAACCAATGAAGTTCATGGTATCGACAGAACGAATAATCTTATCTCCATTCAATGCAACATCAACTGCACCACCCCCACCGGGAGTAGACATTGCAATTTGATTTATTGTTTTTTGAATGTCTTTATTCTTTAGTTGTTCAAGAACAGAAGAAATTTGTTCAGAATTAAATGATAGAACACCATCCTCTAATATCAATGGGAATTGAGCTTCAACAATTCCCGGATCACCTTTTGGACCAACAGGACCTTGGAAACCAACGGGACCCTGTGGTCCTTTTGGTCCGATTGGACCTTGTTGGCCGATTGGTCCGCGTTCTCCACGATCTCCCTTGTCTCCTTTGTCACCTTTTGGTCCCTGTGGACCCATGGGTCCTTGCGGTCCAACATCACCTTGTTCACCCTTTTCTCCGGGAACACCTTTTGGTCCTTGTGGGCCTTGCAAACCGCGTGGACCAACAGGACCAACTGGTCCTTCCTCGCCCTGATCTCCCTTTTCTCCTTGAGGACCAACTGGTCCTTCAGGACCAACTTCTCCTTGCGCTCCAACAGGACCTCTTGGACCAATGGGTCCTTGTGGACCAGCAGGACCTCTTTCTCCTCTTGGGCCTACTGGACCCGGTTCTCCTTGAATTCCTTGAGCACCAAATTGCGGAACAATTTCCCTTACTATTGTTTTTTCAACCAATTGAACTGGTTGTTGAACAACTGGCTGTGAAATAATTTTTGGTGTTTCTACAATCTCTTCTACAATATTTTTTATTTGTGAAGGATTTCCAATAAACTTTATAATTTTATTGGTTTTTTGTTGTATGAAGTATCTTTCAGAAACACCATGTCCCAAATAAATTTTTTCATCTGGATGTACAGAATTTGTTTCTCTGAGAAGAGTATTCTTCTGAAGGGAACCAACAGGCAATCTCAAACGAAATGACGGCCCCTCAACATTCTCAAAGACATATACAGGAATCAAAAGTTCCTTGATCTTTGAAGAGTTTCCTTCAACTACAAATTCTTGACCATCATTATCTCTCAAAAATATTTTACTGATACCAACCCCAACAGAGACCTTTGTGGGATTTCTTACTGATTCAACAACATGATATTCACATCCTTCCACAAGTATTGGGTGTGGTTTTGAGAGTCTTAAGGATGTTTTGTTCTTTCCGAAGAACATTTTAAGTAGTTACATTTGGTGTTGGTTTGATTGCACCTAAAGCAAGTGTAATTGTATCTCCATTTGATACGTTGCTTGCTTGAAGATCATAGAAGACATTTGTATATGGTGGAAATTGTTTTGTGTATGTTGAACCAATGCAAAGATTTGCAACACCACCATTTGGAGTGGTGGATATTCCACCCAAAATTCCATTTGCTTGACTTAAACTAGAACCAGCGGTAACACCAAAAGTATAACTAGCAAAAATTTTGCTTGGAGCATATCCATTTCTTATTTGCAAACTCAAGGTAGCACCAGTCAAATTATAACTGTTGCCAGCAGAGTTCTTAAAAGAAGCACTCCAGCGAAGTGTATCGCCTATGATGACATTTAAATCGTAAGGTTCTACCATTCCCTATTATTTAGGTGGGCAAAAACTTATAATTTGACTGTCGCTGCTTCTGGGCTAACCTTCAAAGTAGTCTTATTGGATTCCTTTGCAATCTTTGCAGACCATTCTTTTTGCTGTTGCTCTAGATTGACTTGGAACTGCTGGAATGCCTTCATGTAGATGTTCATGTTGTTTTGAACTCTTTCACGATGTTCGGCTGGCAAATATGGCTCGTTTAGGAGCTTCTGGCAGCATTGCATTCCCAACTGAGGCATTCCTGCATAGAAAGCCGTGGTTCCAATCTCGTCAAAGATGCCCCACAGATAATTGGCATTGTCAACGAAGAGAATGTCGTTTTGTGGAACTGGAATATGAGCGCCTAGGTGTGCAATCAAGAAAGCATTCCTTGGACGATTGTACTTCCTGTAGATGCAGGATAGATGGTATAATGGCTCTACACGATTTGGTGCAGTCTCAAATGCCATCATAAATGCATCTGCAATTTGCTCTACTGGCTTTCCTTGGAACTCTCGGCACATACCAACACGCATCCAAGAGAAGAATACTTCTTCGTGCCAACCACCCTGTTCGATTCTCTTGAGATATTCCTTTTCCGCAATCTCAAACATTCTTGCGTCAAAGGCAGACTGTGCTGCATAGAATTGCTTGCGAGGCTGATTTGGGTCTTTCTCCAAATATCCCTTTAGAATGTAATAATCCTTGGTGTACTTCTCAATGTCATTCGACACAGATCGTGAGCGGCAACCTTCTGTTCGAACTTCCCAAGCGTAATCACCTTCAAGTTTGCCAACATTCATTGGCTGCTCGCAGATGGCATACTCATGCAGAGGCTCTTCGTACCACCACTTCTTCTTGCCCAAGTTGAAGATCTGGGCACGAAGCCACTTGAACTCTCCACGCTTGATCTGGACTACATAACCATCAAGATTGTCATCAAACTTATCGACAGGAAGAGTCCCTGTGATAAAGTCATCAGCATCGATCATCAGAGCCCATTGAGTCTTGCCTAAGCAAAGTTCAAGTGCCTTTGAGCGATTAGTTCCAAAATCAGACCATTCGTGATCATGAATCTCACCGGGAATGCCCTTTTCATCAAAGAACTTTTTGATGATTTCCTTAGTGTTGTCCGTTGATCCGGTATCACAGATTACATAATAATCAATGAAAGGTGCGCATGAAGCCAAGCAACGCTCAATGTTTGGGGCTTCGTTCTTTACGATCATACTCAAAGTTAACTTGTGCATATTCATCCTTATGTATTGAAAAACTTACGAAGAGATCCAGGATTGAACTTGGGAATCAATTCCCATTGTTCTTTCTCTGTATATTTAATTATCTTTAAACCAGATAGGGGCATTCGGTCTTTTACTTTTTCTTTGTCAACAATTTCCAGAAGTTCCCATTCTTCCAGCAATTTTATGATTGCGTTTCTTCTCTTGATGTCTTCTTCTGAGACATTTGATGGAAGGTCATCCAAGGCAAAAAGTTCTTTGAAATGGGCAACAATGTAACATTCATTCTTGTGAATCAGGTGGCAAGATTGGTACAATACTTTCTTGCCTTTTGGTGACACGCCGATCCGTGACAAAGTTTCACGAACAACCATGAAATCTTCTGGGTCGAATAAAGTTACATGAACGCCTACATTATTGAATATTTTATCGGATACATCTGACATAACTGCTTTCACTCCTACTTACCAGTTCCACCTTTGTTTAGATATGCTTTTAAATTGTCTATATCTGTTGTACTAAGGATATTTAGTACTTCTCTGGCTTTCATGTCGTTGTATCCAAAAACCTCTTTAATTACCGTAATATTTTCTTCGGTATCCTTGCGTATCCAATGAGAGAAACGCTTCTTTTTTCTTACGGATAGTCTGTAAAAATCAAACTGGGATTTGGAATCAAGCCACGGGTGACAATTCATCTCGTTTGCATGAAACAATGTATCTGGAAAGTATGACAAGCATTTATTGACGACAAAGGCTGGATAAAGACGAACATCCTTTTCGTCCTTGTCCAGCAGCGCTTTCTTGTCGTGATTTATGCTGTTCAAAAAATCTTTTAATTCCATCAGTTAAACTCACAATCCATCATGATCTGTACGATCAATGCCATTGTATTGATTTCTTGGTCTGATGCAAAAGCTGCTTTGTATTGATACTCAGCAACAATTAAAATTGCTTGTGGAACTGAATTTGGTTTCAAGACTGTATATAGTTCCGTATAAAGTCGCTTGAAAAACTCTGTCGTATTCAGATCCAGATTCTGTACAACCCACTTTCTACATGAAGTAAAGTCTTTGTTCTTCATGAATCCAATGAGTTCCTTATACGATTCGCTACTGCCTTGAGCAAGAATGCCAACATCAATCTTTCCAGAACTTGAATACTTCTGGAGTTCATTGATGATTCTTCGCATGTCAGGAAAATGCTTCTTGACAAGGTTGACCAAGACTGCTTTTTCATATGGAACCTTTTCCGTTATAAGAATGTGTTCCACACGACCAAGCATAGCAGATGCAATCTGTGCTTTTTCTGCATTGGGAATCGTGAAGTCAATTCCCGTGCATCTGGAATGCAAAGGTTCAATGACGCGATTCTTGTAATTGCAAGTCAGTATAAATCGGCAGTTCTTGTGGAATTCCTCTATAGCTCCACGCAGTGCTGGCTGAATTGACTGAGGATTTGCATAGTCAAACTCGTCAAGAATAACAATCTTATGATTGCCGTTCAAGGATACGGTAGATGCATATTGACGAATTTTGGTCCTCAGAGTATCAATCCCATTTTCTTCCGAGCAGTTGATGAGAATATACTCTGAACCAACATCCTTGGCCAAAGCACGGGCCACCGTAGTCTTGCCCGTGCCTGCCTTTCCATACAGAAGCATATTCGGAACGGAACCCTCTTTTGCCACTCCTTCAAAGATCTTTTTGAGATCAATTGGAAGAATGCAATCAGATAGCGTTTTGGGTCGATACTTTTCGACCCAAAGCATGTTGTTGATTTCGGTCACATTTATCCCTTGTTGATTGCGATGTAATAAGTAATATCTTGGGAACTGTGTGTGAACCTAGAAACCACGGTGTCCGTGATCTCTACCTTGTAGGAACCGGGAAGAAACTTGATCTCATTGATTGAGATGTTTCCTTCATAGTCGGGACCACTGTAGTTTTCCTCAACCACAATCTCAAAACTGTCGGATGTGCTGTTTGAAGAATCATCGACAGTCAAGCGAATCTGACCGTCACCAGCAACGATTTTCAGATCACTGACCTGAAGAATGCTTGCAGCCTTCATAACTTCACTCAGATCCTGCTCATCAAGATTGAAAGAGAAGAGAACTTCAGGCATGTTGATGTCTTTGGTAGGAACGGTCAACAGAGACTTTTCTGCATAATAATACTTTACGCTTGAACGCCCGTTGGAGATATCAACATGCGTGTCATGGAACTCAAGATCAGGATTGTTGAACATGCTGACCACACCTAGGAACTTGTTGAGATCCCAGATGGCGATTTCCGTGTCAAAGTCCTCCTGAACGGTGGCCTTGACATAGATATTGCTTCCTGCCGAACGAGTCTTCAGTACATTCCCAGGTTTGATGAGAATGTTTGAATTGATGGAGGAAAAGTTTTTTAGAATGTTAAATGTTTCTTTGCTCAAACGCATTTTTGTCACAATACTCATATAGATCCTTTTGTAGATTATTCTTCGTCACGACGATACATCATATCATTCACCTGCTGCTTGCTTTCGTGGCGATTGCCCCGCTTCTGCCTTTTCTCTTGCTTGCGGCTCAATCCGTTTTTCTTATTCTTGCGGCGATTGGTGAATTTCTCAAAACTGTCTTCATTCATGGTGATATTATAACTCCTACTTTTTGCAAATCAAGTTTCAATCCATTGAGAACCATCTGGATCCTCAAACCAAACATAAAATTTTCCATCAGAAGACCCCCACATTTGACCAACTTTTGGATTCAACGGTGGATCACTAGATTGAACCATTTCAGTAACACCCGCAAATTTCCAACTCAATGGGGCTTGAAATGGTGTCTTTTGTGTTTCAGTAGTGCATTGATACATCTTTCCTTGATATATCACTACATCCCCATTGGAATAGGTAATGGGTTTTCCGGAAGCGTTCTTTAGTTGAAAGTTTCCTTTGAACATTCAGTAATATTTATACTTGAGCCTTGATTCTTGAGAAGTTGTTTTTCTTCTCAAATTGCATCTGTTGGTCAAATTTGTCCGTCAATGCATCTGCCTTGTGACTAATGATGAATATAGAACATTTGCTTTTCATTTTGTTCAATAACTTTAAGAACGATTCAGTTCCAGTTGAATCCAGGGAAGAATCAAGAATCTCGTCAAAAATCAACAGATTGCAATTCAGACTATTCTTCATTTTC